CAATTTGTTCGTTTGTTAATAAGCTCATTTTACTCCCCCAAACATCACATCAATATTTTTATCATCGCAAGACATATTTCTAAATCTTGCATTATTTTGCCCAATAAACTGAGCGGAAAACAACTCGTTAACCTTTTCTTCTTTTTCACGCAACACTTCTGTTTCTTTTTTAGCCTGAAGCAACTTCAATGTTTCTTCAAATGTTCTTTTCTTCATCTTTTTTTAACCTCGTAAGGCAAATAACTTTCTTCTTGATAATCTGGTATCTGTACTTCTTCATCGTCATCAAGTTCAACATCAGATAACCATGATTTCACATAGCCAATAACTAAATCACCAAAATTATCTTCTCTCACACCCTGTGAGTCTTCAACCTCAATAACATACACATCTTGGTCATAGCTAATACCAACAGTCAGTAGGCATTGATACTTTGAGCCAATCCATGCAAACTCTTGTAAATACATAATTACCTCCGTTGGCAAGCATAATACTCTTTGTTTGATAAGAACGTCAAACTTTATTTTAAAAAATAGCCGAAAATATTTCTATCAACGGCTATGTTATTGATTACTCTTCAAATTTTATTAACTGAAACAATTCATTGTTACGCATTGTGATACCACCAATATTAGTATCGTAGACCCGATAATAGCCTTTATAATGGTAGTATTCTATTGTTCCCACAGTTAAAGAACCAATGAGAACACCAATTGAGAATGAGATTAAACAGAATTTAAACATTAGTTGATGCTTCCATACTTACCTGATACGCAGTATGCTGAAACCAGCTCAGTTTTGTACTTAGAGAGCTTGTAGTCGCTATAGGCGTGTTCTAGTTCAAGTTTTGCATTATCGCACGCTGTGGGTGATTCAAACTGTATTGATACCGTGTTCATTTGTGAGACTACACTCACATAGATTGTGAAGATTAGTGTGGTCATTATTTTTAGTCCTCCTCTCTTGCTTTTAACATTGCGTCTGCCATTGAATAAGACGTTCTAGCTATGTTGTCTTCATGAGGGTCTTCAACATTTACGCAAAGTCCTTGCATTGCTTTAGCTGCAAAATAGTCGCGTAGTGTCATGCCATGTGACATACCGCTACAGTTCTCATATTCATAAGTAATTGGAAATGCTGTACCGCCTGCGTTGTTTATGGTAATAACTGTGTTTTTTAGTGATTTGATATCTGGATTAATCATTTTATTTCTCTCCATAAATTTTAGAATAGTTCACATGACCATTCCAGTCCGCAGCTTCAATCAAAGATGGCATAAAGTATTTGTTTGGCTCGTCTTTTGTGGTCGGATAAAATATACCATTAACTTTCTCAAAATGTACAGACTTTTCGTATTCTGTACAATTATCAATAAAATCAATAATCGCATCTACATCGTAATTTTCATTAAATAATAAATGACAATCACCAATCCGATAACACAAGTCTCGCAGTTCACGAGTGACCATTGCTTCTCTGCAATCAAGTCCTGAGTAAAGCAGTATCTCAATAAACTCTAAATAATCACAGTCATTCATAATGATATCAGCAATACACATTAAATCACGCTGTAATTGCTTCTCACGAGCCAAGCGTAACTTTCTGATGATAGTGCCTGCTCGTTCAATTTCTATTAGCTCAGAAGGCTCTTGTGGGTATAGAGCTGTTTGTAATTTGTCCATATATTCTTTTGTTGGTTGTAAATTGCCATCCAAGTTTATTTCAACTTGTTTTGTTGTTTGTCTATCATTCCACATACGCAATAATTCCTCAAACCAGTCCTCATCGCAGACATGAACATTTGACATGATGTCATTAAGTTGGTCTTCATTTAATAAACCCATAATCTTTTACCTATTAGCATCGAAAAATTGTTCCGCAAAACTTTGTGGGCATAATGAACGTAAACTCATATCATCATGAACTAAATCCGCAAACTTTAAAAACTCTGGTATGTCATATAAGGCTGATTTATGTAGAAAAGCTAAAGAAGGCTTACCTCGGTTTGGTCTAACGTATAGTTTGTCATTCTTTTCCACAGTATCCCAAGTATATAACTTTTTCGGTACGTTAAATTCACCCCACAGTGCAGTCTTTTTAGTCCAAGGTGAGCCGTATTCATACGGTTGATAAACTAGTTTTGGCGCACCTAAAAACTCTTTTAACCTTCCCGTTGCAGGGTTTTCTATTACCCAAAATGCTGGGTTACACTGCTTTATAATTCTTAAGCAGTGATTAACTAAAAACATACCTTCTTCAACGTCACCATCACCTAAGTTATTTGCCCATTTAGCAAAACTAAATTCGGTACACACAGGGTTTGCAATCACACCATACACCGTTTCTGGCGGGTTGTAATTTTCAACACCTATATCTTTACCTACTTTTATAACTTCGTATTCATCGTGATTGGCATAAAACCAACTGTCGCTGCCGATATCAGCACATAGATGTAGTATTATTTTTTTCATAAATTATCCGTTAGTCTTCCAAGAAATCAGAAATCTTATCGCTAAAAAACTCAATGAACATCCCCAATGCAATTAGGGTTTCAGAGGTTATTGATAAGCAGATGTAAAGCAATATCACGGGTATTTTTAATGCAGTGATTAACTTATTCATCTTCAGTCCAGTATTGTATTAGCGAATCAAAGTCTTCAGGCAATATCTGATTCACAGAATGCTCATGTATGCCGAAATCAATTCGTTTGCCTGATATCATATAGAAACGAATCACTTTGTGCGTGATATCAAAGCTCATATATTCGACATTTGCGTTATTTATAACAATAACTTCATTATTTTGTAATCTAATGCTCGAATGGCTCATTTGTTTTTCTCCAGTACAATGTCAGTTAAATCATCAATTATTTTAATCAGCTCATCAGTGTGATGGTCTGGTACGTTAGATTGCATAAAAACATACATCTCTAAACCAGATAAGAGTTTTAGGATGCGGAGTGCTTGTTCTTTATTCATATCCCAATCCTTTTAAATAATCAGTTGCTTTCACATATATTTTATGGTTTTCAGGTACATAATCTGTTAAAACATTACTAAGCAGTTCAGCCAGTTCTTTGATAACAGCATCTTGTTCATTGAGTTTAGTGACGGCATCAATGTAAATAGTTTCTTTATTCATCATTTACTCCAATGCCATGTGCTTTTTCAATAATCCTAACTAACTCTCTAAGAGTGCATTGTTTTTCAGGCAAATCTATAGCGTTTATTTCTTCATCACTCAAAGGTTCACGCTTTAAATCATCCTTGGCTTTTGCATAGCCCCGCTGATACATCTCACGACCAGTCATTGGTGGCTCACGTTTTGGTGGTGCTAGACTGCTGTGAATGCCCATATCGTAATCACTCATAACTCATCCTCATACTTTTCTAAAACTTCATCAGCATCTTCGATTCTCAAATAACACAAATTGTAATCATCATTGTAATAGGCATTACAGATACCTCTTAAAACTGTAACCAGTTCATTACGTTGAGCAATCACTACACCTATCTCTTCTTCGTACAAATCATTTACCATCTTATTGCTCCTATTCTTTTTAGCACCGCATGGACTTTATAAGGGCGTTCTTTTCTAAATATATGCGTCATAGTCATATCTCTAGTAAACATCGCGTATTTAAAACTGCGCCATTTTACATCGTAGCGATTGAATCCTCTTTGGCGTACTCTCATAGATCCACCTCATCGATGATTTCCTCAAAAGAATTAAAAAAATCTTCTTTAGTTGTGACAAACATTTCACGAAGTTTATTTGCATTAAAATAAGCAATACCTTCAACCCAGTTATCACTAATTTTTACCCAACACGCAGTTTCAAGTAGGTAAACGTCACCTGTTTTTTTGTTTTTGTATTGAATACTCATAAATCCCCCTTCTCTAATTCAACCATTATGGTATCAATATCATCTTCTAGTTGAGCAATTGCACAATCAACTAAGCTCCATGCTTCGTATGATACCAGACGGTTTGTTTCGTCAGAATCAATGCTGTTACGCATTGATGCTAAATCTCTCAGTAATCTTTCTTTAGTGACCATTAAAACCTCCCCATTGTAGAGCCATTGCTTCTGCAATACCTTGAAATGTCTTACTTCTAACCTTAGATCTTTCTGCTCTAGGTAATTTTAATGCTTCCATATCCCACGCAGCTTGTCTTTTTACTTTACCTGTTTTTGCATCAACCCATTCAAAAAATTCTCCCTTACTAACTATATTAGTTGGTTTTAGTAACGGTAATCCTTTTAACCACAAACAAGTTGCCTTAGATGCTTCATGTCCAAATTGCCAAGGATGTATTATTTGGCTAGGTTTCTTATATTGAGTTGACATAATGCCGATTGGGTTTTCTATTGCAATCCGTTCACATTTAGCATTTGCAAATTGCATAAAAAAATCAATAGCATCTTGTCTTAATATCTTACCTTCCTCAGCAGTATATGTTTTGCAACCATTTACCATTGCTCTATTATTACTAATAGTCAAATATGTGCAAGGTGGATGAGCAATAATCAAATCCCATTCCAATTGTAAAAGCTCAGTCACATCTTGCTGATAATGCCATTCTGGATGACCACCAGAACAAGGAATTATGTCACAGCTATATGCTTCATACCCTAAATTTCTAAATTCTTTTGTCACTGTTTGACTTTCTTCACACGCAACTAATACTCTCATTAAAACCTCCCCTCTTTTTCAACATAAAACTTAATGAATTCAAGCATCTCATCCACACTCAGTTCATCATACTCACAGTGATTCTTTCTAGCTGTAAATTCTACGCCTTTAGGGGACATAGTCGCCACAAAGTTCACAGTCTTAAGCTCAGAGCAGTAATGCTTACCTGCGGTCATTCTGTACTCAAATTCGGTTAATAGCCATTTTCCATCATCTTGATAGCCTGTGAAGCAGTCTACCCATTTCCATGTTGTTTTTTCTTTATCAGTCATTTTTATCTCTCCGATTATATAATTATTGTGGGAAAATACTCGTATCCCAGAACCCATCGATATCTGACATCACAAGGTCAGGTACGGTATATTCTTTGCCGTATTTGTCAATGTGTTCCACAATTGACCAGTAAATGTTATAAGGAATCTGTTCATTTGAGATATTTACTTCAAAAGATTCATCTTCAGAG